AGTTGGAATTAACTTTAATTTTAATTTTTTTTCTATTATTGGTAATACTTTTAACAATACTATATCCATGGCAACATCCCCATAAATACAAAAAGAATTAGGTATTTGAGGGTCACCATTTAATTTACCATGTATCTCAGAAAATGGAGATATGTACCTTTCTTTAGTTAATACTTTTAAAACTTCTCTTTTTTCAAGAAGATAGGTATTTAAAAAATTACACATGTCTTTGTCTAAAGTGTTTTTAAGTACCGAATGTTTTTTCATTTATATCCTTTATATATTTCTTATGATCTATCAAATTCTGCCTATGATTATAAAATATTTTGTAAAACTTTTCAATATCTTTTTGATCTATCTCTTTTATTTTGGCTCTATATTCTTCTTTAATTTTATTAATTTGCATTAGTTTTAATTCTTTTAAAAACACAGCAAAATTAGTTTCATAAAATAAAATATAATTGTTTTTAAAATCTTCAAACACAGGCAATCTATCTTTCCATTTTTTAAGATTTACTTTTAAATTGTTTGGTATTTTTATAGATAGGTCTTGCCAAAAAGGACTATCTTTTTTACCACACAAATAATGCATTAGTACAAAGTCTCGTATATTTTCAAATAAGGTAGTGCATGATTTATTATAGTCTGCTATCTCTGTAGAGTTGTAATTAGGAATATGGTTTATTAATAAAAAAGATTGTTGTATGCAACTACCAATAGAAGATGCTTCTAGGGGTTCTATAAAATTAGCAGATAAACCCATGGCAACACAATTACCAATCCAGGTTCTATCTATAGCTCCTGCATCAAATTTAATATTTTTACCTATCTCTATTTTATAACCAAGGTATTCTTCTACCTCTTGTTTAGCTTGTTGTGCGTTTATGTATCTGTTATCAAAAACATATCCATTACCCCATCTACCTTGAACAGGTATTCTCCACATCCAACCAGCCTTCATTGCTCTGGCTAAAGTATAAGCAGGGTATTTAGAGGTCGCTTTTGTAGGAAAAGCTATAGCCTCGTTCATAGGTAGATATTGTGAATAAGATATCCACTTGCCCCCTAATTTTTTTATTAATAACTTTTTAAAACCCGTAGCATCTATGTAAAAATCAAATTTATATTTTTTATTTAATGAAGCTATATTTTTATTTTTTATTTCTATGCTTGTTATTTCATCTTCAATTATAGAAATATTTCTTTCTTTACATTTTTTAATTAAATAATTATTTAATTTAAAAGTATTAAAATGAAACTGATCTGAGATATATTGATGAACTACTTTGTTATCTTTTAGTTGATCTATTTGCGTGTACTCACTTTGTTGTAGATTATTTGTTATGGCATAACCAAAACCTGCCAGATATTGTTCTTTTCTTATATCAAAAATTTGAGGAGAAACCTCGTGTATAAAATCTTTATCTGTCCAATCTTTAAAAAGAATTCCGTATTTTAAAGTAGCCCCTGTTTCTTTTATTATCTCTTCTTTATCAATATTGCAGAATTTTAAAAACTGTGTAAATTTATTTTCACTACCTTCACCTACACCTATAATTCCAATCTTGTCAGATTTAATAATAGTGATATCTACGTTTAAACTTTGTTTTAACATCAAAGCCGATATCAACCCAGCAGTTCCGCCACCAACAATACAAATATTTTTCATTTAAAATTTTCACCATTTGCCCAAACAACTAAACTATATCTAGTTCCAGATTTTACAGGTTTAACTCTATGATACACAAAAGAAGGAAATATAATAATAGTCCCTCTTGAAGGTTTTTCAATTTTTATTATCTCACCCTTTGCCGTTTTAAATTCTATTTCACCCCCAACATAATCTTTTGGATCACTTAATACTATAATACCTGAAAGTTTTCTTATTAATTTATCGTGTACAAAACTGTCAGGGTGCCATCCGTAATGTTGATTTTTTTTGTATTCTGTAAATTGAAAAGCCTCGTATCTATCAAATTGAAAATTCCAACCAGCATTTTTGTTGGCTGTGTGAAACAACACGTCAAACCATTTTTGAATCCATATATCTGATAAAAAACAAACGTTTGAGTTTCTTGTTTTTTTATCTGGAACAACATCATCATCAATGTAACCAACATGTTTATTTGTTTGATTGCCTAATTTTATAACGTCGTTACAAAAGAAGTCTCCTAATTGATCTTTAAAAATCCAAACATATTCTTTTAAAATCATAAAATTCTTTCGAACTATATGTATACAGGATATTTATAAAAAGTAAACTAGGCTGGGTTCCAAGAAGAAGTCGCAGGATCCCATATTTCTTTTGCTGGTGGATTTAAGGGTTCATCTGGGTTATCAGGATCTATGTAATTAAGACGCTCCCAATATTGATTATCCTCATTCCATTCCTCAACCATGTCTACAGAGTTTGCTGGTTTTGCGACAGGTGGTTCATATTTACCTGTAGTTATATTTAAAGTCCAACTTGGATATAGTTGTGGCTCAACAAAAATTGAATGTTCAACATTCCAAAAAAATCCAATCCCTGCGTATTGACCTCGTGTGCCATCTTTATAAGTTTGAATCCATTTATCTCCATTAACTGATAGTGGAGGTAAATTATCAGCCTCAGCAACTATCACTCTAGTTATCATGTTTTCAATATTAACTTCTGCAAAATAATTCATTAGAATGATATCGTCCCTGATACGTTAAACGTTGCTAATTTATCACCACCTGGGTGATCAGAAACTGAGTTTGATCCAGGAGATACTGATAAAGCCGCCCCATCTGCAGCAGGACATCTTAATACAATTCTTCCACTTCCACCTGAAGATGGACCAGGAAAAGATTGTTTATCTCCACCAGCCCCTCCGCCAAGTCCGTCAGTTCCAGGAGTATTTCCTGCGCCGCCACCTGAGCCTCCAGGTGATCCATTAGAAAATTGCCCTCCGTGGCCGCCTCCAGCGCCTCCGCCACAAAATCCGACTGGGCTTCCAGTAATATTTGACACTGTTCCAGAGCCACCATTTCCACCATTATTAGAAGCATTAGTTCCGGAACTTCCGGCTCCTCCGCCCCCTCCACCTTGGGTTCTAGGGTGACCGCTACCGCCAGGATTTCCTTCAGATGGTGAAAACCCACCAGCGTTTCCTGTTCCTCCAGGGCCTCCACTTGTGCCTCCGCCCCCCGATCCTCCAGGGTTTCCAGCTGGCTGCCCTCCGGCACCTCCTCCACTAGAGAGAAAGTTACCAACATCTGCAGTTGCAACAATAGAGTCTCCACCGTTTGTACCAGGAGATGCACCCCCTGCACCAACAGTTATTGTTGAACCGCTAGCTATATTTAATTTTGTTCCTCCAGGAAAAGAGGTTCTAAATCCTCCTCCTCCGCCGCCTCCGCAACGTTGAGTTCCCCCGCCGCCAGCAGCTAACATAAAATCAAAAGCTAATAATTTAGCACCTCCTCCAGAACCAAATCCTAAGATTTGATATCCAAAAGATTTACTTTTATGATTAGATATATTGGATGTATTTTTTCCTACTTTTAGAGGTTGTATCTCTTTTTCTCTGTGTTTCATATTCTATACTCCTTATGCGTCGTTAGCAGCGTCAGTAGTGAAGAATAATTTAATCCCTAAAAGTTTTGCATCAGCTGTTAAATCGTCTGCTGAAACATCTCTTGTTACTTGAAAGAAAACTTGTTCATCAGTACTAGGAGACCCTGCAATAGTTACTGCTCCACTTTCTGCTGTAACGTCAATATCGTTTGCTGTACCACTATGCGCTTTTGCTGTTGGTGCTACACCTGTTCCAAAACTAGCATTAATTGTGTCATTATCTGCACAAGCAACACCTGCTAATACCCAAGATACAGTTCCTGTATTAGTAGAGTCTGCTGTAAAGTATGCTTGAAAAGTGATTGTTCCTTCATTCCATGATTTAGGAAATGCAACAGCGAATTGAGCATTCTCATCAGAATCTTTATCAAAATCTAAAGTTCTGATTTCAGGTCCATTTGATAATTCTACTTGTGCTATGTCTGCACAACCATTTGTTGAATTAGGATACATAGCAACTGCTGGAACCCATATTGATTCTTTCCCTGCAATTTTAATTGCAGCTGTATTGTCTCCTCCATCTACGGCTTGAGCAACACCAGTTCCGTTTGGAGCAATAACAATATTACCGTTAGCTCCATCAGTTATTGTAATTGTACCTGAGTTAGTTCCAGAATTTGTGTCTAATATTAAATTGTGAGCACCACTAGATGTTATAGTTGCATCTGCTGCACCCGTTCCAAATACTGTTTCTCCAGTTCCTTTTGGTGCGATAGCTATATCAATGTTTGAATCACCACCTGTTGCGGATAGTGTTGGATCATTTCCTGTAGCAGCGTTTGCTATCGTAAATTCATTTACTGCAGAACTTGTAGCTGTAATTTTAACTGACTCATTACCGTTAGTGTCATTAATAGCTGTACCAATTTTTGGTGAAGTTAAAGTTTTATTAGTTAAAGTTTGAGTTCCAGTAAGTGTTACGTCACCTACACCAAAACCCATGTCAATAATATCAGGGTTTGTACCATCGTTTGCAGAAGCAAATACTATAACAGTTGCTCCATTAGCTACTGCTACACTGCTTCCACTTCCAGAAACATATTTAAAAGTTACAATTTGAGAACCACTTGTAGAATTTTTTAAGAAATAAAAAGTTTGAACATCAATCGGTATAGTAACGTTTCTTCCAGCACTTAATGATCCTGTAAATTCAATCATTCTGTGTGCAAGAGTTGCACCAGTTCCACCATCAGTTACTGAAAGATCTGTATCTCCAGAATCAGAAACAGCTTGCTGAGTAAAACCACCAGATATTTGTTCAATTAAACTTAAATTAGTATTAGTTTTTGTCCCCCACGTACCAGCGTTTTCACCAGTTGCTTGAAGTTCTACCCCTAAAGGTGTAAATGTTGATGCCATAATTTATCTCCTATGCGACGTCAATATATGTTATATTAGTACCCGTGTCAACATCTTGATATGCTTGTATTCCAAACCCTGTGGATACACCAAATCCAGCGACAGAGGTAGTTATTTCTTGACCCGTTAATCCAACAGTCATACCTGCAGGAGTTAGACTTCCTACTGAAAAAGTTGCAGATATCCCAGATAATCCCACAGCCATATCATCAACGGTTACTGATCCAACAGATACTGTTGAAGAAAGTCCAGTTGGGAAAATAAGTTCTGTGTTATCTATTGTAAGACTTCCAACATTAGATGTAGCAGAAACCCCTGTTAATCCAACAACGTCTGCTGGAGCTATTACACCAACAGCACTTGTTATACTTTGTCCTCCTAATCCAACAGACATTTCTGTAGGAGATATTGCTCCAACAGAAACAGTAGCTGATTGACCAGACAATACTCCTGTAAAATCTATTATAGGAGTTGGAGATCCAACACTAGCAGTTGCTGATTGTCCTGTTAATCCTACAACATCTGCAGGATTTAAAGTAAACATTCCCCAACCGTTTTCTCCCCACGTTCCATTACTCCAACCGTTAGGACCTAAATTAGATGTCATTGCATCAGGAGCAGTTAATTCCACTACTAATCCAGACTCACCCCAGTTTTCAACACCCCAACCATCTTGACCCCAACCAACTGCTATTTGTGCATCGACAGTAACATCTCCAACAGATAAAGTTGCTGCTTGACTTGTTAATGTAACAACGGGATTATTACTTTCTCCATAAGGTTCTTCACTCCAACCAGCTCTACCCCAACCTTGATTAGCTCCGGATATAACTTCTCCAATAGATAATGTTGCAGATAAACCTGTTACTTGGACTATTTCATCAGTAGCTTGGCCCCATGAACCACCTGTATTCCATGCATCAACACCCCAACCGCTTGTAAAAGCTTCAGTCGTTCCCCAACGACCTGTGCTCCAGGTTGTTCCTGATTGATTCCAAGTGTTTGCCATAAGGAGAACCTCCTTATGCTAATCGGATGATTGCGTTAGTTGCGTTTGCTGTTGGAAATTGAATTGTAAATGTACCAGAAGATACAGTTTTATCTCCACCAAAAGCAATAACTGCAACAGCTTTGTTAGATTGTGATGAGTTATAAATTAAAGCACCGTTTGCTGTAAAAGACGCTGAAGTAAAACTTACGTCTGTAAAATCGACAACTGCTGTTGTGCTGTCTGTTGTAGGAGTTATATTTGTAAGAGTTGCTCCACCTGATGTGTATGCCGTTCCAGATGAGTTAGTTATTTCATTCGTATCTGCAAAAGCCGTAGTTCCTGCACCTAAAGTTGCAGAGCTCGTAAATAAAGCTATTTTAAAAGTATTTCCAGTAGTGGCTGTAAAATTGTGTGTTCCGACTAAAAGTTCTTGTTTAAAACTTGTGCATATTGCAGATGTTATTGCCATAATTTAATCTCCTACGGGTTTGCTGAGTTTACTGGAATACGAACAGCACCATTAGTATAGTCATCTCTTCGTCTTCGACCA